GCTGTTGTTGTAATTCCACTTCCACCTGCAATATCCAAAGATTGTGAATCTAAATCTACATTAGATGATCCACTATCGCCTTCAAAATCTAAATCTTGTGCTGTTACTTGAGCATCTACATAAGTTTTTACTGATCCTTGCGAAGGAGGTAAAATTTGACTTGTTCCTAAAGAAGTATCATGAATAACTGGGACTGATGGATTAGTGTAAGGTGAACCGACATAAACTGAAACTGTGCTATCAGAGGCATTAATTGTTCCACTATCAAAGGTAAAAGTAACAGTCGTATTGGGTGATGAATAAGAAGATGTTGCAATCTTTCCATATATTGTTCCAGTATTTGATCCTGTTAATTTAACTCTACGCCCTACATGATAAGTAGTAGTTACATCAGCATTAATTGTTACGCTAGTAGATGAGGCCCTCGTATAAGTAACTGTAGAAGAACCTGATCCAAGTAAAAACCATTCTTTATCATTCCATACTGCTCTTACATCTGCTAACTGCTCTCTAATAGCGTTATTAACATCTGAAGGACTCATGCCTTCCGAAATATTTACGCCATTAATTGCTGTATTGCTTGATGCTGTAGTATTATAATTTGATACTGTCATTTATCTTCCTTTTTTTCTTTTTTATCTTGCATAGAATTGCCAAAATCCATTACATACGCTTGAAGTTCAGGATCTTCTCCTGCAAAAATTACTGATGCTTTACCTAAATGTTTTATCACTCCATCAAATCCTTTGTTTTCAGCTATTTTAGTTCCTTGAGCTAACCATCTAACAGTTTTTGGTGAAGTCATCATTTTTGCTCCCCCTACTAAATAAGCACCTGTTAAAAATGTATTCCAAAATCCAAAAGCATTTCCTCCATAAATAGCACCAATATAAGATAGTTGTCCTATTATACTATCGGCTGTACCTGATGGGTTTTGAAATGTCTTTCCTGATTGTCTTACTATTTCAGAAACTTTTGCTAAATAATCTAAATCTGTTCTTAATTGTTTGTATTTATTGCTAGAAAATAAAAAATCTTTAGCTGTTGAATCAATTTGATTCCAATTCGTTAAAAAAGTTTCACTATTAAAAATATCTGTATAATCAGCACTATCTAAATCTAATGCTTTTCCTGCTTTTGTTCTTCCTAATTTTTGAATAATTCTATTTTGTATAATAGCAAATTCATCATTAGTTAAAGATTTTTTTATAGTACGAATATATGTTGATCCATCTTTGCTTTGATTAAGTAAATAATTAAATACTTTATCTTCATCTATTTTATTAACTTTAGCTAAAACATTATCTATTCTTTTTAAACCTGCTTTATAATATTTATCTGCTCGTAAAAATTCTTTATACGCATCTCCACCAATTTCTGCATAAATTGATTTTAAATCTTCAGATATTGCTCCATATAATTGTTTATATTCTGCTGTGGAAACATCATCAATAAGACTTTTATTAGTAAGTTTTTTTCCAATAAGAGATCTGTAATTTCTTAATTCTTCAAAAGTAAGTAATCCTCTATCTGCTTTATCAGCTATTTCTTCTCTAAGATTTATTAAAAATTTAGATTGTAAAACACTTGGTTTTTGACCAATTACTTCATCTGTTAATTCACCTTTTACTTTTTTATATATATTTGCACCTTTAGGTGTAGCTAAATCATCTAATTTACTAATAAAATTATTTGCTCCAACTTTTACTTTATCACCTGCTTCTTTAGATGCACTTTCAAAAGCCTTTGTATATAATTTTCCTGATTCTGTTTTAAATCCTGTTACAGCATTATCAATTCCATCTTTAATTATTGAACCTGCATTAATATTACTAATATTTCTATATCGGTTATATTTTACTAAATTATTAGATGTTTTAACAAGGCTTTTACCCATATCTTGTTGCATCCTTTTACCTGCATTAGAAATAATTACCCTAGAAAAAGGTATATTTCCCAAAATATATTCTAAAGAAGAAAAAGTATCTTTTATAAGAGGATTTTCAATAACCATGCTTACTGAGGCAGGTGGAACATTAGCTTTATAAAATATATCTAAATTTTCTAAAGTTTGTTGTTTTGATTTTTTTGTTAAACCAGAAAAAGGATATTTTAATGCTTTTAATAAAAAAGGTGATGCAAATTCTGAAACCGATCCTACTCCAAAATCAAATGCTTTTTCAGTAATGTATTCTTTAGGAGTTCTTTCAATAACACCTCCCATAGCTTGAAAAGTTCTATCTGCTATTTCTCCACCAATAACCTCACCTGTACCTGCACCTAATATGCCACCTGTTAGTCTGCCATAAGGCCCAAAAGCTGATCCTGCTTTTTGACCTTTGTATGCACCATAAATATTAGCACCCATGTTAATTAAAGGACTAACAGCATATTGACCTATATCGCCTACATCAAAACCTTTAGGATTAACTACTTGTGCTTCTCCTTGCTCATTCATAAAGGCAAAATTTCCTTTATTAATTGGTACTGCTCCTTTATACATTTTTTCAGCAGTTGCTTTTTTGGATTTATAATTAGGAGCTAAACCAAGTTTAACCCTATCCATAAAACTAACGCCTTTTCTTGTATTTATATTAAAATTTTGTATTTGATCTATTGTAAATCCTGATTGTTTAATAAATTCATCTATAACAACTTCATCTGCACCAGTATTAACAAGTTCTTTAACTCTAATTTTTGTTTCTAAAATATCAGCCATTAGTCAATTCCATATTTACTTTTTTTTCTTTCAAGATCAGAAGTAATTATACCACCTTGTGATTGGTACTGTTCTACAACTTCTTGAGGATATTTAGCCAAAGTTGCATTAATTAATCTACCTAGTATGCGTTGGTATCTACCTAAAGCATTTCTTAAATCTTCATCTGTTTTAAATTTCCCAGTATTAAATTCATTTTTTAATCTTTCTAGTTCAGGTTCGGTTACTGCAACACCACTTCTTTCTTTTAAAGTTGTATTAAATAATCTTGAAAATGCTGATCTTATTGCCCTACCCTCAGAACTCAATAATCTATCAGGTAAAGGCCCTGTAAGGCCATATCCTGCAATATCTTCGCCTTCTGGTGGGAGAAGGTTTCCTAATTCTTCAAGGACTCCTATTACTTCAGTAAAGGCTTGTGTTTCAAAATCTTCACCTAACTTAATTACTTGTTTATTTTTAAATTTTTCTTCTAATTTTTCTGATCCTAATTTAAGTTTTTCTTCAACATTAATTCCATCTTCAGCAGTTTGTTTTGTTATATCTTTTTTTGGATACCAAGAAGATAATAATTCTTCCATTCTATTAACTAATATCCCTGATTCAGGATCTAATTGTAATACATTTTCTCCAATACTTTTATCTAATAATTTTGCTTGAGAGTCTGTTAAAATAATGTCAAATTTGTTTTTAGCTATATCTTTAAAGCCTTGCCATCTTTCATATTTTCGTTCTTCTTCTTGTTTTGTAACTTTAGGGAAAACAAGTTCACCAGTATCTGTATATCGCCATTGATTATTAACATCTTGTTTTGTTTCTCTTTTATCTGCTTCTTTTTGCACATCAGGAAAAACAGGTTTTCCATCATCTACATAGCGTAAAACTCCATTTATATCTGTTTGTGTTTTTCTTTCTTTTTTATCTTCTTTTTTCTCTACATCAAAAACTCGTTCACCTATGTTTGGCCCTTCAGTATAACGAAGTTCATCATTAACATCTTTAGCAGTAGCATATTTTTTTGTTACTGTGTCAGTTGGAAATACTTTTTCTCCAGTATCAGTATAGCGTAATATACCATCAATATCTTTACCTGTTTCTCTTTTATCTTCTGGTGCTTCATCACTTGAAAAAACTTTTTCTCCATTATCTACATAACGAAGAATACCATCTATATCTTTAGCTGTTTTTCTTTCTTCGTCTTTTTCATCTTTTACAACTTTAGGAAAAACAAGCTCACCTTTATTTGGGCCTTCAGTATATCGTAATTGATCGTTTATATCTTTAGCAGTTGAAAATGTTTTTTCTTCTGGTATGTCATCTGGAAATACTTGCGAACCATCATCTTTATAACGAAGAATACCTTTAATATCTTCTGCTGTTGCTCTATCTTTTGCAAGTAATTCTACATTAGGTAAAACTCTTTCCCCTGTATCGGTATAATATAAAAACCCATCAGCACCTTTAGCTGTTTTTCTATCTTTATCAGGTCTAGTTATTGCTTTTGAAATACTCCCTAATGCAGTTAATTCAGCTAATTCATTAGCTTTTCGTTGCATAGCTGATTGATCTGCTGATCGTATTGCTGTTCCTACTGTTTGACCAAAAGAAGTAGGCATAGGAGAATAACCTGATTGTGCTAATAAACCTGTAGCTATATCTCTTGCATAAGGACTTTTGATAAAATTTAATAAACCACCTTGAGAAGTCGGTTGATTACCAAACTGTTTAATAATACTATTAGAAAGAGCATTATTAATTAAAGTTTGAGCAGTTAATAAACTTTGATTTTGCATTTTATAAGAAACCTCCGAGTAACCCACCACCGATTGCTCCATATAATGGATTACCAAACATACTGTTTCCTCCAATTTGTCCTGCAAGATTTGCTCCTGCCATAGCACCACCAAGTAATCCTGCTCCAGTATTTCTAAAGACAGGTTGTGTTTGTGCTGTAGTCATAGGAACATTTGCTCCTAAAGAACCTAAATATTGTG